CCATATTGTGTGAGCATCAATGTCTTTTGTAGCGTCATAAGTATCTGTTGAATTTTCATAAATAACACTATCTGAAACATCTTCAAGTTTTAAAAGCTTACCTAATAAACTTCCTATTGTACTTTCAGCATTATAACCTATAAGTTTTTTTCTTCTTTTTCTAAGTTCAACATCTGTTTCTTCATCTCTACCTGCAATTGCTGCAGCAGGATTTGTTATAGAAGTTACTTGAGTTAATATAGATACAGGTTTTGTAATAGTATCAGCAGAAGCTTCTATTTGACCCCAATCACTTGCTTTAAATGAAACAAGTGTTGTTCCTGTAGTTAAAGTCTGTGATGAAGTTATGATCCATTCTTGACCATTTACATCTTTAACTGTATAATCAGCAGGCAAAACTACATTTGAACTTACTGTGATATTTACATCAACTGTTGATTTTGTAGCTGATAATCTAGATGTTGCTATAAGTTTTAAAATCTTATCAAGCTCATGACCTTCTGCAAAATCAGGATCAAAACTATTATAGATCTTAGCAATCATTGATTGTAAGTCATAAACAGTATTTGCAAAAATACCTATTTGTTGACCATCAGCTGTGTCTTGATCTAAGTTAATATCGTCTCCGTAAATATCTTTGAAGCCTTCAGCTATGTCGTCAAAGATTGTAGCAAAACTGTCAAGTTGAATACCATTTTCATTAATCGTCATACTGTTACTCCAAGGCTATTGTTTATACTATATATTGTATCTAAGTTTATGTTAATTTTTGCTGCTCTGGTTGTCTTATCTTCGTCCAGCTCAATACTATTAACTCTTGTAACTCCTTCAGATTGTAAAGTTACGCGTTCAACTTCTTTAATAATTGTTTCTTTAGTGTCTTTTTGTCCTAAAATATTAAACCAATCTATGTTTGCATCTTGATCTAAAAACCAATCATTCTTAAAACTCTTTAATCTTGTTTGAACATTTTGAAGTATAGCATCATTATCTTTTAAATAGTTTGCTTTACCATAACCAAACATCCAATCTTGATTATCATCTAATTGTCTAACTTGCATATTTTCTCCTAGTTAGGTGGTGATGTTGTTCCACCACTATCACCTATATGTGTATGATTTTTAAGTGAAATACCATCTGCAACAACATCTCCACCTGAAAGATTTATTGTACAACCTGAAGCATTTACAGTTCCACTTCCTCCACCTGCTATAGTGATGTTTCCTGTTATGGTTAAATTACCATTTTTAATAGTATTACCATTTATTGTAAAATCACCTGTTAAAGTATAATCACCTGTTTGATTTCTATCGCCCTGGTGCACATAATTACCTTCTTGGTATGTATCACCTAGCATAGTAATAACTGTAGGAATATCAAGCTCTCCTGAAGCATTCTTTAAACCTACAAAAGCAATTGAGTCTGAATAGTCATGAATTCTAGCTTCTAAAGGTTTTTCAAAATCTTGCCCGTTGTACCAGGTATCAAAACATCTTTCTGATACAAACAAAATACAATAATCTCCTACAGCTATAGGCATTTGTATTGATGATGTTCCACCTAAAAAATTTAATATAGGAACATCAGCAAATTCAGGAAGATCTATTTTTGTATCGTTTACAACTCTTGAAATTACAGGTTGACAATTAATAGTTTTCTGATTTACCTTTGTAACTTTAGCTAAAACATTTGTATGAGTATTTCTCAATGCTTCTGCCATTGCCATCATAATAACATTTTCAATTGTAGGATTTTCATTACTATTAAAATTCATTATATAACCTTATAATTTTGTGCTAATCTACATGAACATTCTTGACTCCATTCTGAGCCATAATTATCACCTTTATATTTTATAGTATTTACTTTATAAACTCCATTGAGATGAGTTGCGTATTGACTTTTTATTTCTACTAATCCACCTATTTTAATTGATGGATTTAACAATGTGTTAAAAGTTACTTCTTTATTTTTTCTTACAGGAGTATTTAAAAGGCCTGTATTAGATTGAATAACAGGAATGTAACTACTAAGCACCTCATCAGTTTTTATTATGTGAATAGTTTCTTCATCTATAAAATATGTTTCATCGTCATCTAAACTATCTTCAATTAATTTCGCTGAATTACCTACTAAGACTTTAGGTCTTACAAGTTCTTTTCTAGCACTAATCTTACCTAGCTTTGTGTTGCTCATATCGTCAACTATTTGTTTTACATCATTAGTTGTAACAGTCTTAGAAGTAAAACTGTTAACATAATCGTGCAAACCATCTTGACTAGAAATTGTAGTTATAAAGTCGGATCCTTGTTTTACAGTTGAGGCTTCAAAAACATTACCTTGAAATAATTTCTCAAGCTTATCATAACCTGCTTTTATAAGAAAAGGAATTCTTACCTGTCCATCTTCTTTATCTTTTATAAGTTTCTTTTGTTTATCAGCACTAAGATTAAATATTTTGATCTTACAAGCATTAAGCCCACCATAGATCGATTTGTCTATTTCAAATTGAATTCTTATTTCAGGAATTATTTTAACAGTTTCACCTGATGTTAGTGTTATGATTAATTCATAATCTCTTATAAACCTATTCAACTTCAAATCCTCTTAGTTCTTCAACTTCATCTCTATCAAGAATTAAAAACTCAAATAAATTTCTTTCAAAACAATCAGCTGTAAATGGATCAAGACCTAAACCTTTATCATTTATAACCATTTCAAAAGGAAAGTTTTTACCTTCAAGTAACATAACTCCTGACGAAAGTCTTACGCCATTTAGTTCTTTATCTTGATAACTTACATTCATAAGCCAGTTATCAAATCTAAAATCTAAAACAATACTTATTAATTCACCTTCAAACAATATTGAAAATTCTTGAAATTCTGTTGAGTCAATGTCTATTTGTGTCATGATAATATCGTCCCTAAAAATGATTTCTTTTCGCCTTCTACAACACCTTTATTTTCTTTATCTGCAACTTTACCTTTTACACTTGATGAAGGAGCCTTCTGAAAATATTGCTTACTATCAACTAAAATAGTTTTAGCAAATCTAACTTCTTTTGCAGTAAGTTTATATTTCAAAGCTTGTTCAGTTGTATTGTCTCTAACTATTGTCAAAGATGTAATTCTCATATTTGTATAAGTTCTAAAAGGCATATCAATACTAATAAGTTGTTTACTATAATAAATCTGATTTAAAAAATCAAAGAAGTCATTTTGAATAGTTTTTTCTTTTTGACCTGAAAAGAAGTCGTAAACTTGTTGACCTTTATCTAATGCATCATCAATTGCATCATAAGCTTTTGTTATAGGTTCAGCTATTTTCTCAACCTTCTGTATCATTTGCAACGTCTTTTGTCCAAGATATGTATTAGAAATAACTTCTGCAGCTTTATCTATAGCTTCAAGTAAAATAGGAGGAGCAAAAACTACTTTTTCATTTATGTCTGCAACTTCTCCATCTATACTTAAAACTATAGGATTATTAATAACATGATCATTTATTACAGATCCATCTTCAACATAATTATCAGGAACATCACTTGTCATTTGTATTGACTCATTTACTCTAACATCTGCAGTAAATCCACCAATACCTATTTGTTGTCTGTCATCAGTTCTTTCATAACCAAATATTTGTTTAGCAAAATCTTTAATCATCTTCCACCCTTATTGAATTGCGTATTTGCATTTTTCAACATTCCTTGTAACTCAGTAGAAACTTGTTGGCCTGCTAATTGAGGATTATCAGATTTGATCTCAATATTTATAGCATTGTTTTGTGTTGACGTACTAGGTAACTGAGCTTTTACTTCTCTAGAGGCTACATCTTTACCGCTATCGCTAAAAGGATTCAAACTACTAAAAAAACCACCTACAGAATCTGTAACGTTTCCACTTACTTTAGAAAGGGAAGGCATCTCAAAATTACTAACAGTGTCTATAATTTCTAAAACAGGTTTAAAGAACTCTATAATAGTATCGATTATGCTTTTAATGAACTCACTCATTGAACTAAAACCTGTTTTAATTCCGTCTATTGTACTAGTAAAAGCGTTTGTTAACGTAGAACTCATGCTTGTGAAAGCTGTTCCTATACCTCTTATAACAGAGAGTATGTCGATATTAAACCATTCTTGAAACCAATCAGCTATAACACTTTGACCGCCTTCAAGACCGTTTATAAGATCATCTACAACAATTATAAGTCCTGCTATAGCCCCTACAATTAAACCTATTGGGTTCATGTACATAGCTCTATTTAGATAAAGCATTGCAGCTCCAGCTAGCATAAAAGCGTTTTCAATACCTATTGTATTATCTATTAGATCGTAAAGTAATTTGCCGAATCTAAAAATAGCTCCTAAACCTGTATTAACCAGTTCAAAAAATTTCTTCAACCCATTTTGTATCATGTCTTTGTTTGCAACTAACATATCAGTAAAACCATCAGCAACACTTTGTAATTGAGGAGCAAAAGCAATAGCTAATCTTTTTTGAACATTGTCAACACCATATTTAAGTGTAGTAAGTGAGTCATTGAATGAAGCTATTGAGTCAGCATCTTTTTGTGAGATAGTTCCTAATGCAGCGGCTTTTTGTCTTAACTTATCAATACCATCAGATCCTAGTTGTAATGTTTGTAACATACTTTCATCAATACCTAGTTTCTCAAGATAGCTAGCTTGCTCCTGAGTAGACAAACCCTGTAACCTGTCCGATAACTCGAGTAAGACAGTGTCCGCGTCTTTAACATTACCTATGCTATCTCTAACTGATAAACCTAACCTAGAAAAATCTTCGTTTCCTTTAGTAGCGGCTTCACCGATCTTTTTAGATAAATTTCCTAATGATCTTTCTAAAGCATCAGCAGATGAACCATTTACAGAGGCAACATATCCAAATTCTTGAATAGCTTCAATACTTACGTCTGTTGATCTTGATAATTGAACTTGAGCATCGGCTGAGGCTAATGTAGAGGCTAAGAAACCGTTAAGAGCAGTTCCTGCTAAGGTAAATACACTAGCAACCTTAGCAATATTTCCTATCGCGCTTGTCATACCTTGGTTCAAGCTGTCTAAAGGTTTTAAACTACCCTGGAAAGAAAACTTTGTTGCTAATTCTGCTACTTGCATTGCCTAACCTTTCTTTTTGATTTTATTATAACATATTTAATTTTCATTTCCGTTTCGAGCATCGTCAATAGCTAGTGTTTCTATGTCATTCATGATAGATTCGTATTCTATAATGTTCATTAGCTCAGGAGTATCAATTTTTTTAATCTCTGTTAGAGTACCGTACCCTTTTTTCACCAAGCTGAAGAACAAAATATTTAAGTCTGAAAGGTTTGTAGATTCAACATACTTGTCAAAGTAATTGTCTCTGCTTACAAATCTTTTTAGCCTGTACGGAGTTTTGACTTGTAGAAAGGGTAGCAAATCACTTTAAGACCTATAGCTATGTAATCTATATAGTCTTCTGCGTGTATCTCGAAATGCTTAGGAATCTTATTAATAGCGGACCCTTCAAACAAAATTCTCTCATCAACTTTTTCCATTAGCTTTTTGAAGTTTGGTTCTACCATAAAGCCGTAATTACCCATTGTGATATTAGCTTCTATTTGTGAGTACATAGCTAGTACCTCTAGTCTAAATTGATGAGACAGTTTTGCTAGTTTGTATTCTCTACCATTTACTTCAAAAGAACCTTTTTCATTCCACTCGTTTAATTGTTTTAATATGGCTTCTCTTTGATCTTCTAATTGTTTTTTTAACTTATCATCTACTTGATTCATTTGTTTTTCCTTTTAAGAGGTTGAGATTAATCTAGGTTATAACCTAGATTAATCTTCTTGCATAACATTCAATAGTATACTCAACTTGAGCATTACCATCTTGATTGTTTTTAGTATGAGTAGGTT